CTTGTCTCCTACCACGTTCACGATGCGCCCCAGCGGATAACCACCGCCGAGTGCACAGTCGAGCAAGGCACAGCCACTGGAGATAAACCGGTGCGAGTCCGAGCGCGAGGCGAAGTACGCCCCACCCTTCTGCTTAGCGCCGATCTTCGGCCGTGCCATCATGTTAGGTCACTGCTCGACTGCGCGACTTGCGCTTGCGTGCCAGTTTTTGTTTGGCCTCTTGCGAGTATTCAATGGTCTTCTTCGGCGGTGCTGCCGTTGTGGTTGCTGTCTTCTTAGGCAGCGTCAATGTCTTTCTAGGGACCGGCGGCGCTGGCACAGCCGCTGCCGTTGGCGCTGGCACAGCCGCGGCTTTCTTCTCCGTTGCTGGCTTGCTGCCTAGCTTCAACACTTCGACTAGATCCTCGAGTGCGATTTGAATCATAGTACCCTTCGGGCTCCAACATTGAAATCTGCCTTGGCCACCCGTTGCGTCAGCAACCGCTTTGCGTACCCGTTCCAGTGCCGTCGTCATGTTCGTCCTTTCTCCTCAATGTTGCAGGTCAGTCGTCGCGCGCATTTTTGCGCAACTTATCCAGCCGCGAGCGGGTGCTGGGCTTCTCGTCTTCGTCGTCGTCACGCGTGCTGCGGCGCTTGGGCTTCTCTTCCTCTTCGTCGTCATCGCGTGCCGTGCGGCGCTTTGGTTTCTCGTCCTCGTCTTCGTCCTCGTCGTCACGCCCCTTGCGCTCCGGCTTCTCGTCTTCGTCCTCATCCTCATCGCGTGCCTTGCGCTTTGGCTTCTCGTCGTCCTCGTCTTCGTCACGAGTTCGGCGCTTGGGCTTCTCGTCTTCGTCGTCCGCGCTGCGCAGCCGAGCCCGGCCGCGTGGCCGTTCCTCGTCTTCGTCCTTCTTCTTCTTGTTGCGTGCATCCTTCGGCGCGGTCAGTCCGTCACCGACCACTTCTTCCAGTTCCTCGGTGCTGCGATAGATCAGCAGGTCCGGCACCGGTGACTCTTCGATGAACTTGAGCCAGCGCTGGGCCACGTCTTCCTCGTCCGAGAGCGGACTGGTGCGGCGCTCGATCACCACGCCCACGTACTTCGTGTTGAGGCCTTGGCCCTCACGCTCGAATGACAGGTCGTAGCCGTCCTCCGGATCGTCGAGGTTGTAGACCTCGCCGGTCTTGCGGTCCTTGCTGATCTTCACGATGTCGAGGTCAAGGCTCTGCGGCATGAACCACAGCGACGGCCCTTCGCGCTCGTTGTCACGGTCGATCACGTAGCAGGCCACGCGCCGCCGCCACTTCAGAGCTTCAGCCAGGTCCTCGTCGCCTTCACGCGTTGCGCGCGTGCGCTCGTCGCAGATGGGGCAGGGCTTGTCCTTCATCCGCTTGAGACACAGATACGAGCTGCCGTCCGGCCCGATGTTGTAGTGGCCGTACACGTCGAAGCCGTAGTGCTCGGGCTCCTTCCACGTGGGGGGCATGATGCGCACTGTATGGGTGCCGGCCTTCGGTGCAAAGATCTTGACGCCCTCGACGGTGAAGCCCTCGCGGTTACCGCCGATGGTCATGCGCTTCTGCAAGTCCTCGGCGCTGCGCGGCTTGTACTTGAAGCTGCCGTTGCTACTCGTTTTTTTCATACCCAAGCTCCTTGATGAATGTTGCTTTGCTGCGGAAATATGCGGCGCACACTGCACGGGTGACGATATACGAGGCCACTGCAATGAACGGCGACGCAAGTAGAATCAGCAGGAATAGCATGCCGATGTTCCAATCCATACTCATATCCTTCTCCTCGTTGCGGCGAGCGCTTTGCGTCCGCTCTCGCGGTCGTGCTCACGTACTTGGTGCCGCTCCTTCTCGCCCACGGACGAAGCCTGATAAAAACCCGCGATCCAAAGCTGTGCCAGTTCACGCAGCATCTTGCCGCGCTGATCGAAACTGCTGCGCAGGGCGTCCCACAGTTCCGCTTCTTGTTTGGTGGCGCGGTAGGTCTTCTCGGCGGTGACGTGCGCCTTGCTCAAGGTCGCCGCCTCCTTGATCGCCGCCTCGGTGGTGCGCTCCTTGGTGCGCACCGCTTCGTAGCGCGCCTCGTCGCAGGCTTCGATGTACGCCTTCTCCATGTCCCACTTGGCCTGATCGCGGCGGCTGATGGCGAGCACGGCCTGCTCCGCGACCTGATCGTACAGTGACGGCTGCGCACTGATCTCTTCGTCGAGGGCGTCGCGATCAATCTCGAGGCGATCGCGCAAGTCTTCCAACGATAGGAACTTCATTAGCGTCCCCTACCGAAAGTCATCGCGGTTGTGCTTGATCCACCACCACGTACGAAGTCGCAGCCACGGATTCATTAGCCGTTGCTTCATACGCAACCACAGCGGTTTCTTTTTCATGGGTTCAATGTTTGCCTCGATGGGTTTTGATCACTTCAACGAGCGCCTTCAAGCGATAGTCCGTGCTGGCGTGAATGGACAGCGGCAGCGTTGGCAGGTCCTTGCGCATCTTGGCGACTGCCTCCATCACCCACGGGGGAATGCAGAACGTTTCCGCCGACGGCTGCCAGTCCTCAGGCAGATATCCGAGTTGCTTAGCCAGATCGATGAGTGCGTCGGCGCGCTCGATTGCGCCGTGGTCCCGTTTGTTCCATACCGCACACAGCTGCGACTTGGTGAATAGAGTCACGCTCATGTCAGTAACCTCCCGACCGCTAACAAGAGCGGCGCTTTGTCTTCGGCCTGAAAGAACGGGGTGCTGAATTGCTCCAGCACCGCGAGTAGGCGCGTCGTGTTCTTGCTGTCGCCGAGTAGCGCATTCTGCACATAACGCAGCACCACCAAGCGCACGCCCTCGGCCGTCTCCCCGTCCGGTAGATCGCGGATGCAATCGCGGCAGCGTTCCCAGTTTGCGCTGCCATCCGCCAGCATGCGCGCCAGTTGCACGGCCTCCGACTCGTCACTCGCGGCGGCGAGTAGCGACGCGGCATCCTTGCGCGACTTGGCCGCGCGACCCATGGAGAGATTGACCAGGGCCTGCCGCACGCTGCCGCCGGCCTGCCGTGCGCAGACCTGCACCACCCCGTCGGCGAGTTGCCACCGCTCCAGCGCTGCCACTTCGTCGAGATAGTCGCCCAGTACATTCGCATTGACTGGCCTGACTTGGTAAGTATGGCAGCGCGTGACGATGGTCTTAGGCACGCGGTGCGCTTCGGTCGTGCACAGTGCCCAGTGCACGTGTGCGGGCGGCTCCTCGATCGGCAACAGCAGCGACTGCCACGTGGCCTTGCTCAGTGCGTGACACTCATCGACGATCACGAACTTGGTGGCGGATTCTCCGATCGCCCGGTAGCGCAGCGTCTGCAGCAGGTTGCGCATGGCATCAATGCCGCTGTTGCTTGCGGCATCGATCTCTATGAGTCCGTCCTTGCCCGTCTGCAGCATCGTCGACAGTACGCGCGCCAGTGTGGTCTTGCCGCAGCCGCTGGGACCGGTGAACAGGAACGCATGCGGCGGCGCTGCCCGCTTGAAGACTTCCTTCAGCGAGCGCACTACCGCCGCTTGCCCGATCACGTCGTCCAGTTGCTGCGGACGGTACTTCAGTTCCAACGGAAGGTCGCCCATATTGAACTATATCCCGGCGCGCCGGTGTCCGAATTGTTCGCTGCTGTACACCGCCACTTCTTCCTGTTCCCCCCAGTTGCGTCCCACTTTCACCTCGACCGTGATGGGGACGTTGATGAAGTCGAAACGTGGCTCGCACATCGCCTTGGCGATCGCCTCGATATCTTGTTCCAGCGTGGCGTCCGGCAGATAGAAGCCGAGGTCGTCGTGCACGTTCAGCCGGAACTGCCAGTGTGCATGGTCCTCGAAGTAGGCACGGTGGCTGAGGTCCACGCTCGAGGCGATCACGATCTCGCTGGCGGTGCCCTGAATCGGGGTGTTGATGATCTCGTTGTAGGACATGGGCGCGCGCCGGCGACGGCCGGTGAGCAGCGTCACGTAACCATGCTCGCGATAGAAGCGGGCCAGCGTGCGCTGCCAGGTGCGCACGTCGGCGAAGGTGTCCCAGAACTCTTCGAACAAGGGCGCTAGTGTGTCCTGCTCCAATTCCATGTAGCCCGACACGCTCTTGAGTGCGGCCCCGAAGTATAGCGGAAACGTCCACTTGTTCTTGACGGTCTGGCGAAAGCTTTTCATGCCCGCTTTGTCGAGCTTCAGCCGGGCCCGCCGTGCAATCTTCTCCGCCCACTCCGCGTGCACATCGTAGCCGGTCCACAACGCATTGCAAAGGAACCGATCGCGCGAGGCCATGCCGATCACGCGTGCTTCGATCTGCCCGTAGTCAAAGCTGACCATCCAATAATTCTCGGGCGCCGTGATTGTCGTTCGCACTTCGGTACCGGTGGGACCACGAGCGGGCTCGTTCTGCAGGTTCGGTTCATCCGACGACAGTCGGCTGGTGCTGGTGCGGGCATGATTGAAATTGGTGTGCACCAGACCATCGTCGTGAATGTGCTTGCCACCCGCGCAGCGCGCGTCGAGGTAGGTGCCCTTCAGCTTGGCAGCCTCGCGCCGTTCCAGGATCAGCTTGGCCACGGGGTGCTTGATGGTCGACAGCACACTCTCGTCGGTGCTGA